TACGATATTTTTGCCAGCTTGAACAAAATTCAAGCTTCTGTGAAACCTCAGCCTGAGGTGCTAAAGGAATCTGCAGCACCTGCTGCAGCACCAGTCAAAGACCGTTTGGATGAAAAATACCAGGGCTGGAACAAAACTGTGGCTGCTGGCAAGAAACTCAGAGAAGGATCAAATCCAGACTTTTTGGATCTAGACAAAGACGGCAACAAAACTGAGCCAATGAAGAAAGCCTCAAAAGATAAAAAGCTCAAAGAAGTGACAATGAGTCCTGCTCCTGCTCCACAAAAAAGTGGCATTCCCAGTACAGCAACAACCACAGTGCCAGGTATGAGAGCCACACCTGCTGATTTGAAAAAAGCCAATTCTAGCGCAGTGCTTGGTGAAGGCAAATGCATGGAATGTGGCATGTACGAAAGTCGCTGTGGGTGCGACAAAGACCCAGTTGACGAAAGTGCCCTACAAGCCTATCTTGGAAAAAAGAAGTATGGCAAAGCCGGCATGCAAGCCTTGCAGCAAGCAGGGCGTGAAGGTGTCAGCAAAGAAAAAATGGCTCGTATTCGTGCTCAGCACGACAAGATGGACGAAGCAGACATGGGCGAAGGCAATGCATTCTCAGGTGCAGTAGTGCGAGCCAAGAAGGATGGAATCCAAAAGGGCGAAAAAATTGAAGTAGGCGGCAAAGAGTATGCGCTACGAGAAAAAATGTCCTCAGGTGAAATGAAAGCCTTTGCTGCACTGGCCAAACCAAAGAACAAAGTTACCTATGCAGACAAAATTGCTGGTGCCAAAAAACGTGGTACCAACATGCATGAACAAGACATGGAAGAAGCTCGCAGCACCAAAGGCACTGCGTTTGATCCAGACTATGTGAAGAAAACTACCAAAGATAAAAAAACCACTGCCAGTGGACGTCATGACATTTCAAAGTCTGCCGCAGGCGGCACTGTGTATTCAAAGCGTTTCAAAGACGAAGAAGAAGGTGAAGAAGACACCAAGTCCACAGGTGAAAAGCGTCGTGGTCGTCCCAAGAAGTACGGCGATGAAAAGCCACGTCAAGAACGGGTGACAGCCAAGTCACGCAAGACAGACCGCACTGCACATGGCCAGAGTGGATTTGCTGCAGCCAAGAAGAAAAAACACGTTGACGAAATGGGCTACGGTGGACTAACACACGAAGACCAAATGATGGGACCTGATCACGGTGAGTATGATCGTGAAGGCGACATGGCCAAAGATCAACTGCATACAATTGTCAAAGCAGCCAAAGAACTTCACAGCATACTAGGCGATGAACAAAATCTGCCTGAGTGGGTGCAAACCAAAATAACCAAGGCCTTGGATTACATCAATGTCAGCCGTGACTACATGGATCAAGAAGAGTCCGACATGGATGACGCCGTGCTGGGCGAAAAGGCAGTGAGTCAAAAACAACAGAAGTTCATGGGCATGGTACATGCCATGCAAAAAGGCGGCAAAGTCCGAGGCGCCAGTCCTGAACTGAAGAAAACTGCTGGCACCATGAAGAAGTCCGACGCTGCAGATTTTGCCAAAACCAAACACAAGGGACTGCCTAACAAAGTAAAAGGCGGCAAGCCAGTTGAAGAAGGCGGACCTGGTGGTATAGATGCAGAAAAGCCATATCGCGATGAAAAAGGAAAGATGGTGACCCCACCAAAAGGTGCAACCAATCCTCCACAAGATCCTGTATCGCCTGTCAAACCGGCCCGGCCCACAGGTAAAAAGTCCAAAGATCCTGAAGATAGTTTTATCTACAAACCACGTGCCGATGCTGATACCACCAGCGACGAACAAGTGGCAGAAACTGACAAGAATCCCACAGATAAAAAAGCCAAAGGTGGCGGCGGCATGACATTTGGCAAAGGCATTTATGATTCAATGAATCGTGATCTTGAGTCAATGATCAGTGAAAACATGAACGTAACTGTCAATGCCAGTTCTGAAGGTGACAAAAACATCACTGTCAATGCCACTGAAGAAGACGCAGATGCACTGGCACGTTTGTTGATGATGGCAGGACTTGAGAGCCCGGACACACACGGTGGCACATGCCCCAGCTGTGGATCACAGGAATGCGAATGTGACATGGTTGATGAAGCAGTGTCCAACAACGAGCCTGACTATCCAGAAAACATGAATCAAACACAAGACACTGACTTTATGGTTGATACCATCAGTGGCGGATTGAATCGTCGCAAAGCTGATATCACAACACTTCCAGCCACACAGGTACGTGCCATGGAAGAAAGTGCTGCAGCATCACTGTGGCAAAGATACAGCAATCACAAGGCCAACTAATGAAAAATTTATATCATTACCTATCAAACATTGAGAAATCAAGAACTAGCCTGCAGGAAGGGCAGTCCATTGATTTTGTACTCAATGAAGAATATTCTATTCGCACTGACATTGTTGCTGTTGATGGCCGTGATGTCTATGTTGGCTTGGATCGTCGTGCTTACGAGTTGCTGGAACGTGCAGGTGTGATGGAAGCACCAATACCTGCTGCGAAACCAAATCAAATTAATTTGGCACAGAGCAATCAAAACATGGCTGGCGCAGCTCGTCCCACAGCACCCAGACCTGCTGCCAAACCGCTTCCAAATTCGGGCTCTTCGTATAATCAAGCTACAAATTCAGCTACAGCATCTGCTGTTAACCCGGTTGCCAAAACTGCTGGTGCAGCACCTAAACAAGTTGCCAAACCAACTGCTGCAACATCACAACCCTATAAAGGCACTACTGGGGCACAGTCCATTGCTCAAGCCAGTGGCGTCAAAGATGTCAATAAGATTCAAGCTGGTCAGAAATTAACTTTACCTGGTGGCGGCAGTTACACTGTGCAAAAAGGTGACACCATGGATAAAATCGCCAAACAAACAGGCGGTGGAGCCGCTGCACCGCAAGGTGATCAAACAGCTGGTGGCAAAACAAATGCAGATTTCTTGCCAGGAGCAGCCGGTGGTGCTAAGCCAGATGCAATGGCAGGAGCAGCGGCTGGCAACCAAACAAGCAGTGGATATAACGCACAGTCACAGGCTCAAAAAACCCCAGACGCCGCATCTCCCCAAACCAATACGTTTGGTATTCAACCACAGGCCAATATTCAAGGCAGTCCAACCGACTCCGGAGCAAATGCTGCCACTGCAATGGCCAGCAAATCTGCTGCAGCTGACTCCAGTCCACAACCTAATGCGTTTGGTGTTATGCCACAGGCCAATGTTCCGGGTAGTCCAACTGGCACCAGTGCAGCCGCACCAGCAACCGCAACAAGCTCACTACCTATTACAACCACCGGTGGACCAACCGCAGCCAATCCTGCATCAGTGAATCCAGCCACTCAAGGTGGTCCTGCAGTGACAGGCGGGTTTGGGCAACAAACCAACATATCACAGGACTCTGATGATGTAATTGCAAAAAGAGGTCCAATGGGAACCCAGCCACAGGCCACAAAGAGTTATGCCAGTGTTGGAGATTTTGCTGGAGCAGTAGGTAACAAGCTCAAAAATACATTTGGTGGTGGCAGTGCACCTGCAGCACCTGCTGCACCAGCAGCACCACCAGCAACAATAGAAGAAGCACCTAGAGAATTAGATAGAGTATTACACCTAGCGGGAGTCAAACGTGGCTAAAAATGAACGAGAAATTTTAAGAGAGTGGACAACTATTGTCAGTGAAATCTTAGGCAGAGAAGAGCCAACGTTGAATACCTATGCTGATACTGATGATGTATTAGGTTTGGGGGGTACACAACGCAATCCAGTTACCAACATTGATATAGGACCAGGCGGAACCGGTCGCGGACGCAGTCAGAGTGGCGGTGGCGGTACCACCGGCAAAGGCAATAAAGAAAGAATCACAGTGCAGCAGGCAAGAGCAGAAAGAGATGCACGACTTGCGGCCGAAAAAGGCAAGACTGACGCATCAACCAACAAGCCCGCAACTGTTAAAACTGACGCTGAGCGAATAGCAGCGGCCAGAACTGACAAAAAGATAAAGGACATCGAACTAGGTATACCCACAACGGCACTGGGCAAGACTGCGAAGTATCTCCTAGACAATCCCCCGGCCCGTAATATCGCTGGGGCAACCTTTGGCACAGGTGTGCTTGGTGTTGGCGGCGCCGCTGCACTTGCACTTGATCGACAACCCGGTGAAGATCTAACAGACGTTGCCGGTCGCTGGGCCGGCAAACTAGGCCAAGGGGCCGGCAAGGTTGTCTCCAACGCGGTAATTCAAACGGGAAGATCCGCTAGCGATGAAATAGACAAAGCAGCAAAAGATAGCGGGTATAATCAAGACTCTAGCGTAATTAATCCTGATTTTGATAAAGCCGTGCAAGACCTCTCTAAACCTGATGGAAGACTGGGGCCAGTCCCAGACGGTAGCAAAGGTCTTGACGAAACTCGCATATTCACTCGGCATCCAGTCTCTGGACAAATTGTACAACTCAATGTTGACAATATTTCACGTGTGGTCAATCAAACGTTCTATGAAAGCTATGAATGTGGAGCCGGTGATTCAGCGCAATGGCAATGCCAAATTTGGTCATCCACGCCTGTGAGCAAATTATTAAAGGGTAGATCATAATGTCAAGCCAAGCCAATGTTTATTCAGGTGCCATCACAAATGTAGTGTGGTACACTGACAAAGTCAGAGTTGACACCGGTACCAACAGTGTTACCTTGCAAGTGAATTTTGGCAATGTGGCCAATGGTAATATTACCTCCGACACTATCTACAGCAATGCCATTGTTATTCCGGCCAACAGTAGATACGATGCGTTTGTGGGTGTTGGAAACTACGTGACCATCGCCCTTGGCAATGCCACAATACAAGAACTAGGCACTGCCAGTTCGGGCACCAGTGCTGTTCAAGGTGGAATTAGACAACCCTATACACCTTGATATGAGAGCTGAAGAGTTCATCAGTGAGACCCGTGGCACCCCCACTCGTCGAATGCAACAAGCCACGCGAGGGTCAAACACATTCTGGGATCCAACAAGGACCGACAGCACCTACACCTTGAATCGAGTGATGATGGCTGCGGCTGCAACTGATGGAACATTTGTTCCAGAAATTCATGGGCAGAGTTGGGTAGGCAATGATCGCACTGCACATCCCTACACTCGGCAAGAACAAGACATGCTGAAAAAAGCCTACAAAGCCGTGGGCGCAGCCTACAAAGATCTCAATCGCGGAGATATGCGCAGCATGGAACTAGAAACAACAAACAAAGTAAGCCCTGTCAAATCGTTTAAAGGCTACGCCAGATGAGAGCCCGTGAATTCATCACCGAGCAGGCTTCATTGCCCCCGGAGCAAGCAGATCCCATGAACCATGTGTTTATATTGCCAGGAGTGCAATCCAACGATCCATATCTGATATATCGCCTGGGTGTGGCCATGGCTCGTGCCAGAAGTGATGCCGGCGCAGAACCAATTCCATTCATGCCAGACTGGTCGCCAAAGGCAGCGTTTGGAGAAGAAGCAGTGGTTGCTGGATTTGATGCCACAGTTGAACCAGTGATTGATCGGGCTCTGACAATGGCCGGCTTGCCTGTTAAAAAAATACAAGTCAGCACACCCAACAGTCTGGAACCTGCATCTGTGTTGACACAAAGTCCGGTGAAATCATTTGCTGGCTACCCTCGTTAATTAATCAACACCAAACGTGCCAAATGTAGATCCGCCAACTGATCAACAGTAAATAGCTCATATGAGCACATTAGAATCAGCACTGGTCAAAAAGGCGCACACGCCTACACTTTACACTGATCAACAGCTAGAGGACTTTGCTCGCTGTGCTGATCCAGTAACTGGTCCGGCCTATTTCTTAGACAACTTCTTTTTCATACAGCACCCCACACGTGGTAGGATGTTGCTGCATCCGTTTGAATACCAACTCAGACTGATTGACACGTACCACAACAATCGTTTTTCAATATCAATGCTGCCCAGACAAACTGGCAAGTCAACTGTGGCTGCTGGATACTTGCTCTGGTATGCAATGTTTATTCCTGATTCAACTATTCTAGTAGCAGCACACAAGTATCTGGGCGCACAGGAAATCATGCAGCGTGTTCGCTATGGGTATGAGTCTTGCCAAGATCATATCCGAGCCGGGGTAGTGAACTACAACAAAGGATCCATTGACTTTGACAACGGATCACGCATAGCATCGCAAACCACAACAGAAAACACTGGTCGTGGTATGAGTATATCCCTGCTGTATGCTGACGAATTTGCATTTGTGCGTCCCACCATAGCCAAAGAGTTCTGGACTAGTATCAGCCCCACACTAGCCACTGGTGGTAAAGCTATTATCACGTCAACTCCCAACTCAGACGAAGATCAGTTTGCGTATCTGTGGAAAGGTGCCAACAAGTGCGAAGATGAATATGGCAACCCCACTCCCATGGGTATCAATGGATTCAAAGCGTTTAGAGCAAAATGGCAAGAACATCCTGACAGAGATGACAAGTGGGCAGCACAGCAACGAGCGGCACTGGGCGAAGAACGTTTTCGTCGAGAGATGGAATGCGAATTCATCATCAATGATGAAACTCTGATTGCCCCAATCAAACTGTTGGATCTAGAAGGGCGCGAACCCCTGTACAAAACTGGCCAGGTGCGTTGGTATAAAAAACCCGAACGCAATCGTATCTATGTGATAGCACTTGACCCCAGCCTGGGCACAGGTGGTGATCCTGCTGCTATTCAAGTGTTCGAAGCCAACACCACCATACAGGTTGCAGAATGGCGGCACAACCAAAGCGACATTCCCACACAGATTAGAATACTCAATGACATTGTCCAGCACATCTACGATATCACTCTAGACGACAAGAGCATTTATTATTCCATTGAAAACAACACAATTGGCGAAGCAGCTTTGATCAGCATCGCTGAATGGGGCGAAGATCGTATCAAGGGATATTTCCTTAGTGATACCAGAGATGCCGGCAATCGTAGATTCCGCAAAGGCTTCAACACCACAAACAAAACAAAAATTGCTGCCTGTGCCAAACTCAAAAATCTTATTGAGTCTGGCCGTATGACCATCAACAGTCGTGCTCTAGTCAGTGAGCTCAAAACCTTTGTTGCGTCAGGCACTGCCTATGCTGCAAAACTGGGCGAAACTGATGATCTAGTAATGGCAACTATTGTGATCACTCGCATGCTTCAGCTGCTGCAGTCATTTCACACCGAGCTAGACAGTCAGATCAGGGATCACGGTGATTCCTTGATTGAACCCATGCCCTTTATCTCAGTGTCTCGCTAAATATAAAACTATGGCAAAGAATACTACATCACGTAAACTATATGATATGCTGGTTTCTCGAGGATTTGATCCTGAAGAATCCAACTCCCAAGGCAAGAATGTCATTGATCCCACCGAAGCAGACATGGTGAAATTTGATTACATTGCACCTTCGGGGAAAAACTATGGTACAGTGGTGATGTTGCTGGGCGATGATGGTGATCTTACAATGTTTTTTGGTGACGAAAAGGGCAGAACCATGGAGCCCGAAGATCGTGACCACTGGTTTGAATTTCTGCAAGATATGAAACCCTGGGCCAACTGGAATCAACGAGATTTTAGAGCCTACAACATGAATCAGCTCAAGCACCACATAGCGTCAATGCGCCGTGGTCTAGCTGAGAGTTTGTTTGAAAGTCTGCAAGGCAACGCTAGAATTTCATGGACCGGGCCAGCTGACCAAGCCCGCATGGTCATACATCACACACAAAAACTAGGTGAGAATGACAAACGTTTTCGCCACATAGACAAAGTTTTTATTGAAACTGCCGACGGTGAAAGATTTCGTTTGCCTTTCCGTAACTTGGCCGGCGGTCGTGCCATGCTTGAACATATTCGTCATGGTGGTAATCCCTATGACCTTCGTGGCGTACACATAGTAGAAATGATCAACGAACTCAATGTGTTGAGTCGTTTTCGTCGAGCGCACACAGGCAAACTGTTTGAAGGCGAAGCTGCTGTTTTAATTGAACAGGCCAACACCTACTACGAAACCATTCGCCGTGATATCAAGCATCTTGGCAACTCGCGTGGATATAACCGATACTTTGAGTCCTGGAATCCCATGCATACCAGTGACACCGAGATGATGGTGGAAGATTTAAAAACCATGTTCATTGAACAGACCTTGGATCAAAGAATTGAGTCAGCATTGCCTGTGCTGGCAAAACTACAGAATCAACGAAACGAAATGCGTGAACTCAGTGAGTTTACCGAATGGGCCGGACGTCTAACCGAAGGCACATGGGCAGTTCCTGACACCCCACAGATGTTGCAGCAACTACAAGACTTGATGGCTGACGAATTACCTGTTGGTGCCGATGCATTGGATGTCACTGAGCAATTGTATGACGTGTTTGGTGATGATTCAATGTTCGACGAGTTGAGTGTGTTAGCCTTGCGCGATCCCAGAGCCGATGCAAGACCAGTCATTGCCAAGTACATGCAAAAGTTGGGTATTGAGTTGCCAGAACCTGCGGTGCAACAAACACAGCCACCTGCACAACCATCAGCAGATCAACAGCCACCTGCACAACCTCCAGTACAGCAACCACAGCCCACACAGGAAATGTCGGAGTTTCCCAAAGTTACCGAAGAAGATGACTTTGAAATCACAGACCCCAAAGAAGTTGGTGCTAAAATGAATCCTGCTTACATATCTCCCAATGCGGTAAAAAATCAATCGTCCTCAGATAAATCTGCACCTGCTCCAGCCAAGATTGGAGTGTCTACTCAGTCGTTGCCTGACTACAAGTTTGAAGAAATAGAGCGAATCAAATCAATTGTATCTTACCTTAATAGCTAAATAGTCTTGACACAGAGGCAAAAAGCGCATATACTCCGTGTGTATGCGCTTTTTCATTGACGTGTATAGGCATCATGTCGCAAGACATATTAGGCACACTTAGGCATTTATAGGAGAAAACTTTATGGCCTCATTAGCAGAAATCCGCGCACGACTCGCAGCCGCTGAGTCGAACAAAGGCGGTCAATCCCAAGGCGGCGACAACGCAATTTACCCACACTGGAACATGCCCGAAGGATCAAGTGCAAACCTGCGCTTCTTACCTGACGGTAACTCAAAGAACACATTCTTCTGGGTAGAACGTGCAATGATTCGTTTGCCATTCAATGGCATCAAAGGCGAATCCGAGTCAAAGATGACTTACGTACAAGTACCATGCGTAGAAATGTGGGGAGAAGCCTGCCCAGTTCTAGCCGAAGTACGTAATTGGTTCAAAGACAAGGCACTGGAAGAAATGGGTCGCAAGTATTGGAAGAAACGCAGTTATATTTTCCAAGGCTTTGTGCGTGAGAATCCTCTCTCCGACGACAAGACCCCAGAGAACCCAATCCGTCGTTTCATCATTGGTCCTCAGATCTTCACACTGATCAAGTCAGCGTTGATGGATCCAGATCTCACTGAGATGCCAACTGACTACGCAGCCGGTCTTGACTTCCGTGTGACAAAAACTACCAAAGGTGGTTATGCTGACTACAACACTTCAAAGTGG